CGACACGTCGTGGCGCTCGAACACCTCGACCATCTTGGAGAAGTCGGCCAGGCTGCGGGTCAGGCGGTCGATCTTGTAGACCACAACAATGTCGATGCGCCCGCGCTCGACGTCCGCCAGCAAGCGCCGCAGGCCGGGTCGGTCGGTGTTGCCGCCGGAGAACCCTGGGTCATCGTAGTCGTCGGCCACTGAGATCCAGCCTTCGGAGCGCTGGCTAGCGATGAATGCGTGACCTGCCTCCTTCTGCGCATCGATGGAGTTGAATTCCTGATCTAACCTCTCGTCAGTCGAGACGCGGCAGTACACCGCACAGCACTTGCGCGGCTTCGTGGCGGCGATTTGCACGGCCCTGATCATCGGGCGCCTCCCTTGGTGAGGCCAAAGAACAGCGGTCCGGACCAGTGCGTGCCGGTGATGTGCCGCGCCAGGGCGGTCAGGCTCTTGAATGGCTTGCCCTCGTATTCGAAGCAGCCCTCGGCGGTGACGACCGCCTTGTGCTCGCGCCCGCCCCATTCGCGCGAGATGACCGTGCCAGGGACGAAGTGCAATTCGCGCGAGGGCGCCCGCTTGGGGATCTTCGAGTGCGCGGCGCCGATGCGCTCCAGGCGTTCCCGCGTGGCGGGCGACAGCCCGCCGAAGGCTTCCTCCTGCAGCTTGTAGGCGATGCGCGATTCGATGAAATCCCGGTTCGGCTTGGCCGGGCGGTAGTCGAAGTACCGGTCCCACAGTTTCCAGAGCTCGGGCATGGGGGCGCGGCCCAGTTCGGCGATGCGGGCAGCGACGGAGGTTGGGTTGGCGTTCATCACAACGTCTCTCGTTGATAGGGAGTTGCATGTACGCGCTGGTCGGGCACAAAGCCAAGTCCAACCGCGCTCTCTACTGTGCGTGGTGCGGCAAGTGTGCGGACAATGGCCGAAGCCAGGATGGCCGTGATCTCGGCGGCGCGCTCGCCGGCTGAGAGTCGGGAAGGGCAGGGTAGTTCGATGGACTTCATGACAGCTTCGCGGAATGAAACTGCCATGGATGGTGGGGTGAATCGTCTGAAGCGGATAGTAAAGGAGGGTAATGAAGCCCACCAGTGACTACCTGTCAGATCGAGCCCTGGCTAATACAGCTGGAATCCATCCAGCCACTGCAGGAGTTCCTGCCCCGTTCGCTTTCGCAAGTCGATGGCATCAGCTTCGCCTAACACCCACAATTTCCAGGTAACGAACCGCTCGTCGGCATGCCCCTCAGCTGTCAGGCTAGCCTCGACTTCCGACACCAGGGTCCTGAGCCGATCTGCCCGATCCCTTCCGTTCATCGCCGAGTTCAGCAGATCCTCCCGCTGCTTCTTCAATGCCGCTGCCGCCGCCGCAATCTCTTGTCGCTTTCGTTCTTCCGCTTCCCTTGCTTTTCGAGCCGCGTCCACTCGGCGCCGGGTCAAATCGTGATATCGCCAGTCGATCCAATCACGAAACCGCCGCTCCTTCTCAGACAGAAGCATCAACGTCATCGACTTGACGAACGGCATGTCAAAGCTCGTGAAGGTGTAGACTGAATCGCCCCGGCCCCAGTAGACACCTGTGAGCCTCAAACTAGAGGTTAGACAGGAGGTGCGATGAGCGCGCAGAGATACACCGAGGAATTCAAGATCGAGGCGGTCAATCAGGTCCTGGGCAGAGGCCACAGCGTTGCCGAGGTCGCGCAGCGGCTGGGCGTGAGCCAACACAGCCTGTATCAGTGGATCAAACAACGACGCCAACCCGTGGCGCAGCCCCAAGGGCAGATATCGCAATCCGACGAGGTACGCAGGCTCAAGGCCGAGCTCAAACGGGTGACCGAGGAGCGCGACATCCTAAAAAAGGCCGCAGCGTACTTTGCCAAGCAGTCCGGGTGAGGTACGCCTTCATCAAGGCGCACGCGGGTCAATACAGCGTGCGCCGTCTGTGCAAGGCGATGTCGGTGCATCCCAGTGGTTACTACGCATGGCACGCACGCCCCTTGAGCCCACGCGCGAAAGACGATCAGCGCCTGCTGGGCTTGCTCAAGCAGGCCTGGCTGGAGAGCGGCGGCGTCTATGGCTATCGCAAGCTCACCCTGGACATGCGCGATTTGGGCGAGCGCTGCGGCAAGCACCGCGTGGCGAGGCTGCTCAAGGCCGAGGGACTGCGTTCGCAATCAGGCTACCGTCGACGCCCTGCTGGGCGTGCCGGCAAGCCGGCGGTGGTCGCGCCCAATCACCTGCAGCGCCAGTTCACAGTCAACGGCCCGAACCAGTCCTGGGTGACCGACATCACCTATATCCGCACGCACGAAGGCTGGCTGTACCTGAGCGTGGTCATCGACCTATGGTCGCGCATGGTCGTCGGTTGGTCTATGGGGCAGCGCATCGATACCCAGTTGGCGCTGGATGCCTTGCTGATGGCGCTATGGCGACGCCGTCCGCACCAGCAAGTGCTGATTCACTCGGATCAGGGGTGCCAGTTCACCGGCCACACCTGGCAAAGCTTCCTGCGCGAGCACAACCTGCTGTGCAGCATGAGCCGGCGCGGCAACTGCCACGACAATGCCGTGGCAGAGAGCTTCTTCCAGTTGCTCAAGCGCGAGCGAGTGCGTCGGCAAATCTATGCCACCCAACAGCAGGCCAAGTCCGATGTCTTTAACTACATCGAGATGTTCTACAACCCAACACGGCGTCATTCGAGCGCCAACGGACTATCACCGGTAGAGTTCGAACGACGCCATTCCCAACGGCTCATGGGTGTCTAGGAAAACCGGGGCGATTCAGACACCTTTATCCGGTTCGCCATTGCGACTGTCGGATTCGAACCGAATCTGAAATGGCCCGCTAATTGCTGTCTTGTCCTTGAGTGGCAATCGCCCATTCCGGGTCGTGAGCCCCACCTCAAAGCCCTTGCTGTATTGCCCGCAGGCCACACGCAATTGGATGTGCCGTGTGCCGCTGGAACTCGGCTTGAAGCCCAGGTCGGTCCACCACCAGAGCAACCGGCTCAAACCGGAGAGCAGGCGGCGCCCCTCCGGACTGACGAACTCAGGCTTCCGCTCCCAACTGTAAGTCAACACGAGCTGTGCGCGTCGCTCGTCCTCGACCATGAGCTTCTCGACTGCCGGATGCGTTCCCCGCGCCGATTTCGGCAAAGCTACGCAGTCAATCAATTCCTCATATCGACGCAAAGTCTGCTCGATGCTCTCCTTGAAAGCAGGCATTGGCGGGATGGGGGTATCCAGATCATCCGGATCAACTTTAGGGATTAGATCGGTGACTGCATCATGGTCTTCTTCGATCTGTTCGGCTACGGAGTAGGTCAGCGCAGGTTTGACATAGCGCCGCTTACCGCTTCCTCCAGCGGCGAGGCTGGCCCAATAGCCGGGCATTGGCGCGGGCACATTGAGTTGCCTGCACATTTTGCCGATCATCACGTCGGACACACCGAGTTCCTTGGCGAGCTGTGTCCTCGGTTTGCTCCAAACGAGGTCATAGAGCTGTCTTCGTCCGATACCCAGCAACTTGTTCATTCGGAGCGCTCCTGTAGGTGGAGCCTCAACGATAGCAACAGAAGGTGATGCCAGTCATGGGCGAGCCATTCGGAAATGGCTTGTGACGCGATACCTCGACAATCACAGATCCGGCTTAGCACTGCCTACCGCACTCAGCAACCAGCCACCGAAGGATGCTCAATCAAGCAACGTCTCCGCTTCCGCAACCTCGTCCTCCAGCGGCGCCTCAACGCTCGGCAGGTTCAACTGCCACGCGTGCGCGCCCTTGACCTTCACCAGATAGTCGCGCCACGGCGAGGACTTGGAGAACAGGTTCGCGGGCGTCGCGCAACCGGTGTCCTCCATCAGCTTCTTGGTGTTCACGTGCGGCGTCCCGGCGGCGTAGGCATTCACCAGGCGCTGTAGCACGGCGATCTTGGCCTTGCTTGTGACGCGCCAGGGCGCTCGGCCAGGAACGGACAGCAGGGCCGCATACCCGTCCGCCGAAACCTTCAGGCTGATGGCGGCACCACCCATGGCCGCCTGGTGGCCGTGCCGGTACAGCACCTTCAAACGCGCAAGATCGACGGCCGTGCCCGACTGGGCGGGCGAGAGGATGTCCTGGACCGGCACCACCACGTTCGTGCCCGCAAACGGAAACGGCGCTGTCGACGTGGTCAGCACCATGCCGGGCACGGCGCGCGGGCGCAGCCGCAGGGCGGCATCGACCCGGGCGTACTGCCGCTCGCTGGCCATGCGGGTGGCGAAATACAGCGCGACGGGTGAGCCGTCGACGTTGAGTTCGCCGAGGAACACCGGCTCGTCGTCGAGGTGCCGGCCCCTCACCCCCTGCAGCGTGCTGCCGAGCGCGGTGATGATCTCCTCGCGCAGCCAGTTCAGGTGGACTTTCCAGCGCCGCGCATGCTTGGCGGACAGCATCACGTCGTCCCCGGTCAGGGGATCGCGGTAGCGCACGAAATTCGCATCAGCGCAGCGCTCAAGCGGCACCGCACTGCGCATGCCATCGGCCAGCTCGACCACCTTCTGCGTGATCCGGTCGCCTTCGGTGAGGATGCCCTCGTCCTCGAAGCGCTCGATGTCGATGCCCAACTGGGCGAGCGCGAAGCCATCCATCGGACTGGTGGCGCATTCCAGCAACCGGGCAACCTGGCCGACCAGGTCTGGGTCCTCCATGCCGGATCCGGGGTTGAGCGGCTTGAGCACACCCAGCGCTTCGAGAAGCTGCGTGCCGGCGAGCCGCAGACGCAGGTCGCGCTCGCTTTGCAGGCTGCAGCGCCCCGGCTCGGCCAACACGATGGACAGCGGCGTTTCCGTGGTTTCCCCCGCGAACACAAGATCCGCCACCAGGGTGACGCCCAGGATGGCCGCCGGCTGCGAGAAGGGGTGGTTGCTCCACAGCTCGCTCATCACGTCGTGCAGTTCCGCGCCACTGTCGAGATGCACGGTCACCGCGTCGCTGGCGTGGCCGAGCAGTGCGCGCGCTTCGGCCAGATACAGGCGCTCAACCTTGGCGCCGTCCAGGCGCGGCTTCGCTCCCTTCAAGGGTTGGGCGAACCGGGACAGGTCGTAGCGCGAGCGGTTGAGCGGCCGGCTGGACAGCGGCACCTTGAACCCGTGCGCGGACAGCACGTTGGCCAGCGGTGCGCGGGTGGACAGCGTGTGCGCGTACACCTCGACGACCTTGCGGCCGGGCGCGTAGAGCAGCGTGGCGTCGCGGGCCGGGAAATAGCAAAAGCTGCGGCGGTTCCGGTTGACGACCTGCACCGCCGTGACCTGCTCGTCAGCGAAACGCACCACTAGGCAGTGCGCAACCGATGCCTCGCCATCGTCCTGCTCATCCGCCAGCGCGACGTGCACGACCTCGCAGGGCTCGGCCAGACGCATCGCCCGAGTGAGTTCCGCTTCCAGTTCCCGCTTCACCTTGTCGCTCCACAGGAAGAGCGGCGGATCGTCGCACGGCACATCGAAGGCGTCGTAGAGCCGCTTGTTGCCCCGGATGTCGGCGGTATTCAGGATCGACTCGGCGATCTCGAACAGGCGCGCAGTCGCGTCGGAATGCACGCGCATCCAGACCGCACGCCCGAATTCGCCGCCCGGCTGTGACAGGAAGGTGGCGAACAGATCGGCGTCGTTCAGCTGGTCCGCCACGCTGGTGAGGATGGTTGGGCCCCGCGACGATGCGAGACGCACGATGCGCAGTGCCTCCCGCTCGGCGGGCTCGCGCTGCTCGCGGCGCAGGTGCCGGATGTGCTCCAGCAGCGCGCCCGCCAGGGTGGATTCGTCTTGCGACCAGTCGAATCCGCGGCTCAGCGCCTCGCACTCGGGCAGGCCGCTGAACACCCGCAGCACGGCAACCGGCGCATGTTCGATGAGATCGAGCAGATTGCTCGCGTTGGTCAGGATCTTCCTGGCCATGTGTTGCTCCCCGTTCTTGTTTTTGGTGTGGCATCCGGCAGTGCCGGCGTCAGTACCCCATATCGAGCGCCTGAGCCTGCTCGGCCAATGTCTCCAGCGCCTCGCGGCGCTGCGCGTCCAGGCGCTTCTTGTAGTCGATGACATCCCGGTAACGCACACGGCGATGCGTGCCGATCTTGTGGAACGGGATGTCGCCTTTCTCCAGCATCTGCACAAGAAATGGGCGGGACACCCCGAGCATCTGAGCGGCCTCCTGGGTGGTGAGTTCCGCATGCACCGGCACGACGGACACCGCGCAGCCCTTTTCGATCTGGTCCAGCACGTCCTGCAGCAGCTGCAGCGCTGCCGCCGGCATCTGCACGCTCCGCACGCGCCCGCTGCCGTCGCGGAAGTCCACCTGGCGGACGATGGCACCGGCCTCGAACACGGTAGCCAGCGCGCGGCGGGCCTCCCGCGCCAACGCCACGTCCTCTTCGGAGGGCAGCACTCTGGTGATGGAGGAGACGTTCATGGGGGCGCGCTCGTATCGGCAAATTCGGGAAGGGACGCGATTCTATTCGAAACAAACGAAATCGAAATAAGCGAAACGCAAGCCGAGTTCTATATGGGGCAAGGTTTTGCGGCCCATGTATCGTTCGCGCACCCCGTGCGGTTGCACGTCAAAACCCAAATTTCGCTCGCCCAAGCCCAAGGCGTCGGGCAATGAAATAGAGCCTCTTTCAACAAGAGGACTCTCTTCATGGCAATTCTTTCCTCACCTGTTCAATTGGGTCGCCACACCCGCCGGCATGAGGCACCGACCCCTGTGCGTGCCGCGCTGGACGAGACCGAGCTCGCCAAGCGCTGGGGGCTGTCGGTCAAGACGCTGCAGCGCTGGCGCCAGGACCAGCTTGGTCCCGTCTTCTGCAAGCTCGGCTCCCGCGTCACCTACCTGATCTCCGAAATCGAAGCCTTCGAGCGGCGCGTCTCGCGCAATTCGACGTCGGTTCGTGCGTATCACTGAGGAGGCCGCCATGACCAATCTGACCCTGCTGCCGGCTGACATCGCCGGGATGTCCGTGGCCGACCTGGCCAAGCTCTCGCCCAAGCGCAAGCACGAGCTCGACGCCCACCTTGATGCGGCCATCGCGTGGCTCAAGACCGCCCGCGCCAAGCTCGATGCCGCGCTGGAGCTGTGCTACGGCGATCAGGCCCGCGAGGCGCTGCGCGCATCTGAGCGCGACTTCGGCACGGTCCACATTGCCGATGGTCCGCTGCGGATCAAGTTCGAGCTGCCCAAGAAGGTCAGCTGGAGCCAGAAGCAGTTGACCGAAATCGCTGGGCGCATCGTTGCGGCCGGCGAGCAGCCCGAGGCTTACCTCGACATCAAGCTGACGGTGCCGGAATCGCGCTACAACAACTGGCCACCCGCGCTGCGGCAGCAGTTCGCCGACGCGCGCACGGCGGAGCCGGGCAAGCCTTCGTTCACGCTGACCCTGGATGAGGTGGCAGCATGAGCCGGCTCCCCATCGTCAGCGCCCAAGCACGCATGGCCGAGCGCCGAGGCGTGAAGCTGCTGCTGCTCGGCAAGAGCGGCATCGGCAAGACCACGCGCCTGAAGGACCTCGATCCGGCCACCACGCTGTTCATCGACGTCGAAGCCGGTGACCTGTCGGTGGCCGACTGGCCGGGCGACACCATTCGTCCCGCGTCCTGGCCGGAGACCCGAGACTTCTTCGCGTTCCTCGCGGGTCCCGACCAGTCGCTGCCGCCGCAGAGCGCGTTCTCGCAGGCGCACTACGACCACGTGGTCGAGAAGTACGGCGATCCCGCGCAGCTCGAGCGCTACCAGACCTTCTTTGTCGACTCGATCACGCAACTGTCGCGCCAGTGCTTTGCGTGGTGCAAGACGCAGCCGGGGGCGACCAGCGACCGCTCGGGCAAGCCCGACGTGCGCGCGGCCTACGGCCTGCTCGGCCAGGAAATGGTCGGGGCGCTCACGCACCTGCAGCACGCCCGCGGCAAGAACGTGGTTTTCGTCGCGATCCTCGACGAGCGGCTCGACGACTTCAACCGCAAGGTCTTCGTGCCCCAGATCGAGGGCAGCAAGACCGGGCTGGAGCTGCCCGGCATCGTGGACGAGGTCGTGACGCTCGCCGAGATCAAGGCCGAGGACGGCAGCAGCTACCGCGCCTTCGTCACCCAGACCGTCAATCCGTTCGGCTTTCCCGCCAAGGACCGCAGTGGCCGGCTCGACCTGCTGGAGCCGCCGCACCTGGGCGCGCTGATCGCCAAGTGCGCGGGCGCCGGCCACCTGGCCACCCACCTGAACGCAACCCCGAACACCACCGAATACGCAGAGAGCATCGAATGAATACCGCAATGACCACCAACGCTTGGCAAGACTTCAACGATGCTGACCAACAGCAAGGCTTCGACCTGATCCCGAAAGGCACGCTGGTGCCGGTGCGCATGATCCTGAAGCCGGGCGGCTATGACGATCCCTCCCAGGGCTGGGCGGGCGGCTACGCGAGCGAGTCGTTCGAGACCGGTTCGGTCTACCTGGCCGCCGAGTTCGTCGTGACCGGTGGCGAGCATGCCAAGCGCAAGCTGTGGAGCAACATCGGCCTGCACTCGCCCAAGGGCGCGACCTGGGGCCAGATGGGGCGCAGCTTCGTGCGTGCGGCGCTCAACAGCGCCCGCAATGTCCACCCGCAGGACAACTCGCCGCAGGCCGCCGCCGCGCGCCGTATCCAGGGTTTCCACGAGCTCGACGGGCTGGAGTTCATCGTCCGCGTCGACGTCGAAAAGGATCCCAAGGGCGAGGACCGCAACGTGATCCGGCTCGCCATCGAGCCCGACCACCCGGAATACGCCCGGCTCAAGGGCGCGCCGCCCAAGGCCAACCCCGGTGGGGGCACGTCCGGCGCACCCGCGCAGCCTGTGCCGTCCCGTGCCGCGCCCACCGCGCAGCGCGCGCCCGTGACCGCCAAGCCCGCCTGGGCCCAGTGAGGGAGGAATGAAATGCTGGGTCTGCAAACGGCAGGCCCGGGGATTCACGCACGCCGACACCCGTCATGGGGTCGGCGATCCCCGGCGCTTTGTTCCGGATTGGGTGTTTTGCTCGCGCCGCTGCCAGGACGCGTTTCACGCGCTGTACGGCAACTGGCGTCGAGCCATGGAGGGGCAGCACAGGGAGGGCAGCATGCTTGACGCATCCGACATCGAACGCACGGCCATGCGCACGTGCCTGAAGGCATTCGGCCGAGTGGCCGAAGAGATCGGCTTCACCAAGCCGCTGGCGGCCTACAGCGAAGCCGAGGCGCTGCGCGTCATCGACGCCATCGTGACCCGCTACACCGAAGCGATGGTCGAGCACCACGAGACAACCCGCATGCCGCCGGTGCGCGGCAGCGCGGCTGCCAAGGCCACGGCGCGGGATCCGTTCGCCGAGCTCGAAGAGCTGCCGTGGGAGACCACCGAGGGGGCCGCGTGATGCTGGACTTCAATTCCTCGGCGAGCCTCTCCGGGCGGGTGGCCTCGCTGGTCGACATCGGCCTGCAGCGTGCCCGTGCGGGCGAGCCGGTACGTCAGTACCTGGGCGCCTCGCGCCTAGGCGTGGCCTGCGAGCGTGCGCTGCAGTACGAGTTCGCCCAGGCGCCGGTCGACTACGGCCGCGAGCATGGCGGGC